GGCCCACCAGGGCCAGCGGACAATCTGCCGTCCGCCAAGAGGCTTTCAGACAGTTGTCAATTCGATTCGAGATCGTCTTGTTCGTATTGACCCACGTAAGTGGATGCGTTTCGCGCATGATGAAAGGGAAACCGGCTAAGCTTCTGTTTGAAAACGTTACTTTCTGTTTTCGAACAGGAGGGAGAACGGTTCTTAGCCCTGAAGGTACTTGAGCACCTACAGCGGTTGCAACACAGTTGCGTTACCGGGGAACCAGGGAAGGTGGCAGTTAAAAGTGCCAGAACCCTAACCTGGGCTAGGCCGTAGCCTATGGGGAACCCCCCACTCCGCTGGTGCGGAGTGGATAAATGGTCTTAGGGCCGCTATTGGAAGAGGAAGCGAAGGGTAGAGATACCATAAGTAGTACCTCCTGTACCCTGACAAGGGAGCTCTACCAATGCCCGAAAGGGAAATGGAGTTCTGCTAATCGAAACGAGTAGCAGTGCGGGAGTAGTTGGGTAACGCCATCTACATACCAATAGATGAGAAATCAATAAGGTGACATCCCAACTGTGGTTGTAGGGGTCGTTTGGTGCTTTTGTCCTAGCGTGCCGTCGGAACGTCGTAAGACTGACCGGTAGGCCGCTCAGGCCGAAAAGCCTTAGGGATACCAGGCGGAATCAAAGGGTGTGGCCAGTTAAAATACTGGGGCTCTTCGGAGCTGAGCTGGGACCTCCCGTACGCAAGTAACACCTGGAGATTCTAAGAGGTACCTTAAGGGGGGCGAGTACGTTAGTACAAATATCGCCAAACCAACCCTAAGGAGATAACCCTCCTAGCCTACCAAGGCTGCCTGCGGCCCTTGGGACCCAAATCCCTGGGAAACCGAAGTCATAAAGCGGTTGTAATTATCTTCACCTAGATTATTATAATGAAACTCCATTTACAACATTTAACAAACATTGTTCCTGGAGCCCACTTTGTGTGGCAGACCACTGTAAAAGGTGGTCGAGCTCTGGGTGCGGCACTTGCAAAAGTGCTTCACTTTAGAGATGGAGGGGTGACTTCTAGGTGGTACAACGCAATTATGGCATACGGTAAGTTTGTCGTGGCGTTACAACGCCAAAACGGGTGGGCCTACGTGGTCATCTATCTCAAGGCCTGCTGTGTCCTGTTACAACAGGCTGCAGGAGGCTTTAAGATTGACAACACCCGCGACTTGAAATGCGCGGTTTCACGGACTGGCTCTGGGATTCCTCGAGTTATCCCACCGCGGATGCGAAGGGCTGTGCAGTCTAAGGACATCTGGACGATTCGTATCTGGTTAACTTTATTCCGCCTCTATCAAGTAATTGATATGCGGTGTATTGTGAAACTAGAATCGATCTCAGCTCCTAGTACCATGGATATTGGGATACTCTTGGATTGGGCTAACTTCTTAAATGCTTTTGCACCCTGCTTCTTTCGTGAAGTTGGGTATTCTAAAGTAGCCAACCGATGGCCTTGGTCACCAGGTCGAAACATCCGAAAGGATGCAGCAGTTACTGATTTAGGTACCTATAACGGGTACCCTGCTACCGGTTTACCGATAGCTGATCAAGTGCTTGCCTGGTTACTGCCTAAGGGTTGGGAAGGAGCCTCTTGGGACTTAAAACCTAAGTTACTGGCCTTGCTAACCTCGTCACCAAACACGGGGGGGGTTCGGAAGCCATTTATCCTTCCTGAGAAAATTCAAGGGAAAGATAACATGGTATCTCCGACCTCTATAGGGGCCGTGTTTTCAGATTGTTGCGCGTGGAAGAATCCTGCGCGTGACGTGGATCTGGAAGCATTGCGCGGTAACCTGTACCCAATTTTAATCGATTGGTTGCGCCGCGTAGATGATCGGGCAATCACCCGACTCTTCGAGCTCTTCGATAAAATGATGGGGGGAGCGAGACCTTTGACCCGTCCCTTGGAAGGCTTCGGCCGACTTCAGGGACTGGGGAAACTAAGTCTTAAGCCTGAACCTGCCGGGAAGACCCGTGTCTTCGCTATGGTGGATAGTGTGTCGCAAATGGTTCTGAAACCGGTTCATGATCGACTGTTCTCTCTCCTCCGAGTAATCGAAGAAGATGGAACTTTCAATCAGATGGCTCCAGCGGAACGTCTTGTGGCCAGAGGCCTAAAAAGCTTCTGGTCATACGACCTAAGCTCTGCCACGGATCGTTTTCCGATCTTGCTGCAGCACACTGTGATGGGTCTCCTATTGGGCCCTGACATGGCGTCAGAGTGGGCCGCGTTATTAGTAACGCGCCCATATCTAGTACCCGCTGGTCACGATCGAAAGATCAAACCCTTCAAGGTACCTTATGAAGGTGTTGTGACGTATGGTGCTGGGCAGCCTATGGGGGCTTATACCTCCTGGGCAGCTTTCTCGCTAACCCACCATATTCTCGTCCAATGGGCGGCTTATAAAGCGTATGCTAAAATTAGCTGGTTCAAGGATTACGCCTTACTTGGGGATGATATCGTCCTCGCGGACGCTAAGGTGGCCAAAGAGTACTTGCTCCTAATCCGAGCGATCGGAGTAGAGGTAGGTTTGGCGAAATCATTGATTTCGTCGAACGGCTCTTTTGAGTTTGCGAAGCGAACCTTTATTTGTGGCCAGGACGCCTCTCACATAAGTCTCCTCGCCTTGGGATCGGCTAAAGCTGATCACTCGGTATTGGAGCAGTTATTGGGGCGTGTTGGTCGTAAACTTTCTGTAATGGAAGCATTACGGATTGGAGCTAAGGTCCTAGGCTACGGGTATCGAACGATGGCACGGCTGCCAGCCGTGTTGTCGACTAGATCCCATCTTCAGGGCATGGCGATCCTCTTAACCCGACTAGGAAGTCCATGGGGCCTATCCGTAAGGGATTGGTTCCTACAGGCATCGCCTGGAGAGGTAAGAGAGGTAGCCGATCGACTAGAGATGAAAATCTCTACTTCGGTTTGGGTGAAACTACAAGCCGGCCTGCTGGCATCACTTAACGCGCATCTGCGCGGAATGACGAGGGTCCGTAGGCAAGATACCTACGGAACCGGAGCCACAGTTATGGATCCAGGAAACTGGCACCTCAACGCGTGGGAATACTACGTGGTGGGGTCCATACTGAGTGATATGCGGGACCGACTTGGAAACATCCAAGAACGGGTGAAGTCCTTGGTCCAGCCTACCGTATTAGAGCTTAACGCTCTATACGCCGAAATTGACGTATTACGGGAAGAACTGGATGCTATTCCTGTAGTACCGAATGTCGTGGAACGAGCTCGTATTGAGTTCGGCGGCAAGAAGCGATCTGCAACCATCCGGTTGTGGCGCTCTATTTCGCGTATGGTCACTAAGGCCTTAGCCAGTAATGATTTCAGCGATGTCTAGGGATCCAACCGATGGCAATGGGAAATCATGAACGGTAAGAACCAGGTTCGGAGACGACCTGGGGAACGGGCTATGGATCGGCGCGGTAGCGTTGAACCAGATGTTATCTGGTAACAGACCGAAAGGCCAAACAGAACTAGAAGGAGGATAGGCGGGCTACTAACCCGTAATCCTTTATACCCTTCCTTGGGATGAAGAGAGATACGTCTACTCAACATCCTCAAATTTAAGTTCGTATTTAGCGCAATCCGG